GTACATATAGATATTATTCTTTATAAACGTGATTGTTTAATTTAATATCTACGCATATTGTATATAATGGCTAACAAACTTCAGGACTACGGTATGGGACTACTTATCATCATGATTTTACTCGCACTGACTGCGTGGAAAGTACGCGAGGTTCAGACGCTCAAGGGGCGTAAAAAGTAAACTTTCAATACGTTAGATTGAACTTAAGTAAATCATTTCCAATTAAAATTTAACAATCAGAATGTCTTCCAACATCATCAAAGCCGAACCCGACTACTACGTGCTCGCCTTAAATTATCTGGATAATGGTCAGATTATCCTATCAAAACACCCCGTTATCGCTTTCAAAGTATTCCCGGACTATGAAGACTGTAACTATATGACAATTCCAATCACAGTGATGGATCTCCCCCGTGTACAGAAACCCACACTCTTGACCCCCGATGGTATAGTCTATGAATATCAACAAACTGCGTGTGACCTAGAGACCCATATCGAGTGTCTCAGTGCGCGTCACGGAGATAAGCTAGAGTTTCATGTGAGTATGGATATACTCTAAACCCTAGAATTTTAATAACTATATAAAGAATAAACCGTTTCGATATACAATGGATAATATTCCCGCCACTGTTAAGAAAATGCTTTCAGACCCGGAACTTTCCATGGATCAAAAGATGGTTGGATTTATGATGTTCATGCCTACACTCCCCGACGATCCAAAGGTCCAGAAGTATGTAGATACAATCCTAAAACTTGGTGTGAAAATTAAACGACTCGTCGACGAAAATAAGATAACTATTAAAATGGGTAAAAATTTCACTCTTGATGTACAAGTACATTAAAGGTGTATCACGTAAAATAGTAAATGCAGCTTTTGATTAAAAAACTTTCACCCGATGCCATTATTCCCACCCGTGCGTCACCTGGTTCGGTGGGATATGACTTATACAGTACTGAGGATACTGTTGTCCCGTGCCAATGTGGACGAGTTATAGTAGGAACTGGTATCGCGGTTGGTTTACCTGAAGGCGTTTACGCTCGTATCGCACCCCGATCGGGACTCGCCGCGAAACATTGTATCGATATAGGTGCGGGTGTTATCGACCCAGACTATACGGGTGAAATTAAGGTCATCATGTTTAATCATGGGGATGTGGAATACATGATTAAGCAAGGTGATAAGATTGCACAAATGATTTTAGAGCGATGCGAAACGCCACCCATCGAAGAAGTTATCGAGATCGAAGACACTGTCCGAGGCACGCAGGGTTTTGGGTCGTCGGGTTAAATTAATTACCGAACGCTACACCGGCCATACCATCCTTTACGCGGAGGATGTTATAGTTGACAGCGTACACGCGGTTGATATTGTTACCAGCTCCACCGGTAGGGGAAGTGATTGAAAGTTTCGCGTTATCAATACGAGAAAAGTTCAGACTTCCGGAAGGTTGAGCCTTGTTCATCTTTAGGCAGAATGGCCACGTATACACGGGGGCAGTGTCAAGCACATCAGACGGGAGTGTGTCGACGTGCATTTCGTGAACGACATTGTGGTGGAACGTCTTGGACATGTTTTCGAAGAGGGGTGTACCGTTGATGTACAGGGTTGACCTATCAAACGAATATTGCGAATCCCAGTTTGTGCCGTCGACTGCAGACGATACGAGGTGGAGTGCCTTTACTGGGTGATTGAAATACGTGAGATCAATATCAGTGTCAGTAGAGGTCACGGGTTGGTATTGCAACTGGGTGATGAGTAACTCGTGCTCGTTCTTTACGAAAAAGTCACGTTCGTCCGTGTCGAGGTACACGTACGTACCGTACACTTCGGGGGTGGTTGTGGGTGTGAAATTAGACCTGCACTTGATACGGATCTCGACCGTATGGTACTGGAGCCCAACGAGTGGGAGAGCCTTGGTCCAATCTTCGCTGAAGAAGAATGGAATGACGAAATAATCACAACCACGCGCCGCGTTAGTCGCATCCGCCTTGGCGTTACCGCCGATCTCACTTGAGGTAGTGGCACACGAGGCTTTCGCGGAGTTGTCATTGTATAGAATGTTGTGAACACCCTGGATGTAGAATGCATCAAGTTTGCATACTTCCTGGCCACCTATTTGCAGAGTGAACTCGGTCGTATCGCCCTGTCCAGAAGAGAACAAACCGTTCGTGTTCGTGAGAACGTTGGAGATGTTCTCAGCTTCGATCCATACGTAGCTGAGCAGATCACCCTTAGAGCGAATGGGGATGACCACCTCGTTGGAGCTCCCGAACGAACCAATGTAGTCCATACGTTCCGGCTTGATGGAAAAGTTGGTATGACGCTTATAGTTTTGACGGAAGAAAGAAACCTCGGGGCTGCCGGTGATGTATACATCCTGAGCACCCTTTGATACAAGATCAATCAACGCAGCTGACATTTTACTATGTAATGATATTAAAATTTTCCCACTATAACGAAGTATGGTCCAATTTCAAGTTCTTATTTGGGATTCACGTGACGAAGAGGAGACGCATGTTATCCGACTGTTTGGTAAGACGAGTAAAGGGGAGTCCGTGTGTGTCACCACGAATTATACACCCTACTTCTTCGTGAAGATCCCAAAGGGTATGATGAAGGAAGCATTGATGCGGTACATAGAAGATGCGTGTTACGAAGATCTCATCACGGGGTTTGAAGTGGTGAAGGCGAAGGATGTGTGGGGATTCCAAAATGAAGAAACACATGCATTTTTACAAATTTTTTGTAGGGATTTAACAGCTCGAAGGCAAGTGAGTAACCGCCTGAGAAAACCAATTCGAGATCTCAATAAGAAGATCCATATTTACGAAGCGAATATTGACCCCGTCCTTCGCCTGATGCACGAGACCGGTATAGAGTCTACGGGTTGGGTCGACACGAATGACGGTGTGATTCGAGCGTGTCACGCACATACTGACATTGACCTCTTTTGCAAAGATTGGAAAAAACTCACACCGGTTAAAACAGATAGTATCGCCCCATTTGTAGTAGCGTCTGTAGACATAGAATGTTACAGTTCGACCGGTAAATTTCCAGATCCGAAAGTTCCTGGGGACGTTTGTTTCCAGATTGCTATTTCTCTTACACATTTCGGTTCTGACGATGAACTGTATGATAAGACATGTCTATGCTATGGACAAACAGATCCCAATTTAGAAGGGTGCAATATCGTTAGTTTTGACACCGAGCGTGAGATGCTCACGGCGTTTAGTAAATATTTACGAACCCATGATGTTGATGTAATCACTGGCTGGAATATATTTGGTTTCGATTTGGAATATATTATGCAACGTGCATCATACACGCGTTGTTCACGAGAGTTTTTCCAGTTGAGTAAACTCCGTGGCCATATTTGTAATTTGGTATCGAAAAAACTGTCTTCGAGCGCTCTCGGTGATAATGAATTGAAACTCGTACCTATTCCCGGTCGGTTCGTATTCGATATGTTTCACGAAGTGAAACGTGAGTATAAGCTCGATTCGTATAAGCTCGACAATGTTTCCAAAATTTACCTAGGAGACCAGAAAATTGATATGTCTCCCAAGGAGATGTTTGCACGTTTCAAGGAGGGCGACCCGGTAAAACTGCGCGAAGTTGCAGAGTATTGTATAAAAGATACGATCCTCCCACATAAACTTATCGCGAAGTTGTCAACGTTGATGAATTTACTCGAGATGGCGAAGGCGACGTGGGTACCCCTCAATTACCTGGCTGAACGGGGACAGCAGATTAAGGTATTTAGTCAGCTCACGAAAAAGGCTCGAGAACTTGGTTTCAGGGTTCCCACATTTGAATACGGGTACACGGATACGGCTGGGTATGAAGGGGCGACCGTTCTCGAAGCGCAATCTGGTGCATATTATACACCGATCACTGCCCTAGATTTTGAAGGTCTGTACCCGTCTATTATGATGGCGCATAACCTGTGTTATTCTTCACTTGTGATGGATAATAAATATGATAATGTTCCAGGTGTCACATACGAAACGTTCGGTCAGTATAAGTTCGCACAGGACGTCCCAAGTCTTTTACCAGCCATTTTGGCAGAACTTAAACAATTTAGGAAACAAGCTAAAAAGGATATGGCAAACTCTACGGGTGCGACGCAGCGCATGTATAATGCAAAGCAGTTAGCGTATAAGATTTCGATGAACTCTGTATACGGGTTTACGGGTGCATCGAAGGGTATGCTTCCGTGTGTCGCCATCGCGTCTACTGTAACTGGGAAGGGTCGAAGTATGATTGATGACACGAAATCATATGTCGAAAAGAATTTCCCGGGGTCTAAAGTGCGGTATGGAGACACCGATAGCGTTATGGTTGAGTTTGACGTGGGTGGTCGAAAGGGTCAGGAAGCTATCGAATATAGTTGGGAAATTGGTGAACGCGCGGCTGAAGAGTGTACACGGTTGTTTAAAGCACCGAATAACCTAGAACTCGAAAAAGTGTATTGTCCATATTTTTTATATTCAAAAAAACGATACGCGGCTAAACTGTGGACCAAAGGTAAAGATGGTAATATGAATATGGACTATATCGACGTAAAAGGATTGCAACTCGTTCGTCGCGATAATACACCACACATGCGTGGGGTATGCAAAGAACTTCTCGATGTCATTCTGGAGAGTAGCGATACAGACGCACCGATGAATTTAGCGAGACAACGTGCGATCGAACTACTCGAAGGGGAGGTTCCTAATAATAAGTTGATATTAAGTCAGTCTCTTTCTGACGTGTATAAGGTGAAAGGTAAGAGTGTGTCTATATCTAAAATTAACAAAGACCATGTCGACGACCCCACGAGTTGTGACATTAACATGGCACATGTTCGTGTCGTGACCAAAATGCGTGCGAGACAACCTGGGTCAGAACCAAGGTCGGGTGATCGCGTACCTTATTTGTTGATCAAAACAGACAATCCACGCGCAAAAGCGTTTGAAAAATCAGAGGATCCAAAATTCGTAGAGGAACACAATCTACCCGTCGACTATGACTATTATTTCATTAACAAGTTTCTGAATCCAGTGTGTGATTTACTGGAACCCCTATTCGAAAACCCAAAACTTGAAATTTTCGGCGAATTACTCGATAGGGCAAAACCACCGAAGAAAAAACGGATCGTGAAAGATGAAAAACAAATGCTTATCTCCGACCTATTTAAAAAGTAAACGCGCGTATATAATATGGGGATTTCTGACCAAATTTCGGAACTGATCGAAAAGGAGGTTGAGCGGCGGGTGTATGAACGCGTTTGTAAAGTCCTAGAGAAGGTCACCGATATTTTTCCCGTTTCAAAAAAGTACGCGCGTCGTGAATTTCTACCAGATGTTGAATATTGTCAAGGTATAACAAAAAGTGGACGCTTCTGTACGAATAAAGCTACAAAAGAAGGGTTCTGCTCGTTCCATGTAAACGATGAACGTCTATGTGAACCTATAAAAATACAAACAACGACGATGCGCCATACCCACCCATTTCCATCCGGATTTATCCAGGGATGTCCGAAATGTGAAGATGATAAAAAAAAGAAGTTAGAGAATTAAGACGTTTTTGGAGTAATATGAATAAGTCCGATATACTATTATCATCAATCAATACATTTTACAAAATACCGGAAAATAAACATGTTTTAAGTGAACTTTTATCAAAATCTGGGGGAATATCTCTTAGAAATTTGGAATGGTTTATAACAAACTATTCAAAAAAACACAATACAACATATCAGACAAATGATGGTAGACTTTTTAGTGTACATTGTGCATATAAATCAAGTCTAGATGGGTACAGTAAAAAATTATTCGACCCGTTTTGTAGATCTGAAAAAATAGCCTATACTATTCCGGGTACAACTGATGAAATTCATACGACTGTTGCACAGCTAAATTTCATCAAGTGGTGTATAAAAAATAAAATTGTCGAGTATATTAGAGTTAATAAAGAGTCTCTTTTCAATAAGCGAGTTTCATGAATCCGTTTTCAAAAAGAAACGTTTGATATCCTACATAGTATATGTTAAGTGTGTATACTTTGGTTAAATTTGGTACTAACTTTATCTCTACGAGGGTGGTATCCGATTTCAATTCCCCAAAATCCAAACTTCCCGATGGCTCCACATTAATCGGATTCATCGAGAATGTATACGTATAAATATTTCTAATCGGTCTTGATAATCTGTGTAAATATGGTACGACATATTTATAATAAGCATGCCCGGGACTTAGAATATTCGGTAAATCTTGACCGTTCACATAAAATTTACCTGTAGACATAACCGGGTTGAAAAATGAATTTGCCGTGGTGAACGTATCGGTCGATGAAAAATTGTATCGATTTTCAAATACATTTGATTCAATCGTAGTACCCGACCCCTTAATTTCATTCTCATCTTCAAACTCTTTATTTCTCAGAAACCAAAATATAGTTTTTACAGGAATTTTGGGTACAAGTTGAAGTTTAACTTCACTCGACCCGATCTCGGTTTCGACCGACGGATGACGTTTCACAACGTCGGTCGTGACAACTTGTTTTTTTGTCATTAAAAATGACCGCTCAACTGGTGACACTGTCATTTCCTCCGTGACTATATTGAAATTATCAAAAGTGACGGTATCTGCAGAGTTTGTAAAGAACGACTGTGGTCTGAACTTTACTTTAAATTCAATTTTCTGTTTATGCATCGCACATATTGGAAAATATGGCCGATTGGGAATATTCGTTGAATATTCGTCACCTTCATACTTTCTGGAAAAAAATAAAGGAATGGGAATCATGAGTTTAGATGAATTTCTCACCACCGACTCGTCATTTTGTATAGACGAGCCTTCTGCGAGATTCCGGTTGAGTGTGTATCGCTTGGTACGTTTTTCAGATGCATCGAGATACATTTCATCGTATATGATACCCCAATCATCGTGGTATTTTTCGACTTCAATTTCGTCGACGTGCATACTCACAGACTCGATGATATGACGCCCAATCTGATCAGCGACGTTAGAAGTACCCGTAAGCCCTGGAAAGTCGATGACGATGTACATGTTTGACAATAAATCACCCATATTACGTGGGTTCATGGTAACTATGACGGTCTCCCCCATGGGCCATGTAGCTTTTGTACCCGGATTGTCAACCTTTGTATTTCTATGAAACTTTGTGAAAGTCGAATGTTGTTTCATTTCATAATTAAAGAATGATTGATCGGGGTCGGCCCTTGTTAAATATGTATCTTGTTGTCCTATAGCATTTAATGAAATGATAGCGCCGGCGTTGGGACCTTCGACGATCATACCTATCTACTATCTACAAATTTTTAATATCAGTTTCCCACATATTCAACGGCGATGTAGCTCTCGTTAAGTTGAGTTCCCATTTCAACTGCTTAGACTCTTCGAGTAATGCCAAAACACGTTCTTCTGTGTATTCAATTGTCTTGGTATTCAACAAATAGTCATATGATCCATCAGCGGTTGGGAATAGTTCAGATAACTCAGTTTCAAGATCCTTCTTTTTACGTCTGAATACGGTTAGCGTCCCATCAATAACCATCGTGACAAACTTTGCACGGCTGTCATGTATTTTAGTTCTTTTCTCGAGAACGCTGATGAGATGTTCCCTCCGTTTAATGTAATATTCGTGGCGAAGTTTGATAAAATCCATGAGGATTAGTTCAGGACTTTCATACTTGTGAATACCTTTGGTCGGATGGAATAAATGCATATTCGACGTTCGAATTGTTTTTTGTAGTTTCAAATCCTTGATGATATCTTTACCACCGTACTCGTGGATAACGAAGTCGACGTGGTCCGTCGTACTATTATTCGTGTATGAACTAATGATCTTTTTTTCCGTGAGTGTGTCAAGATGTTCTTTGTAATCCTGTGTCCAGCGACCGGGTGGTAATTCCGATACCTTTATAGTTTGTCCAACGACTTTCCACACACCTTCCGTGACCCATGAATCATTTTCATAGAAAACTCGCCCACTGAATCCGCGGAACCACGGTGCCATCTTCTGAATCCCATTTCCATTGATAAAATTAAGTATATTCGTTTGGATATCTTTAGGATTGAAGGGTGGTACATAACAACTGAAACCCGTCCCTATACCTTCAGTCCCGTTCACTAGAACCATGGGTATGGTGGGCATGTAAAAGTCGGGTTCAATGAGGCGACCGTCATCGTCTAAGTAATTGAGAATGGCGTCGTCTTTTGGATCGTAAATCTTTCGCGCATCTTTGGTGAGCTTCGTGAAGATGTACCTCGTTTGGGACGCGTCTTTACCACCCATGAGACGTGTACCGAATTGACCACACGGTTCCAATAGGTTGATATTGTTTGAACCAGTATAATCATTCGCCAGCTTCACGATAGTGTCGGCCAATGATACTTCGCCGTGATGGTATGCACTCTTCTCAGCCACGTACGCAGCCAACTGCGCAACTTTCATCTCTTCTTTGAGATTCTTTTGGAAACATGAATACATAACCTTGCGCTGTGAAGGTTTGAGACCGTCGGCCATGTGTGCGATAGAACGTTTGAGATCCGCGAGACTGAAATTTACCAGGTCCTTGTGAATAAAGTCGGAAATATCCAGTTGTTTTACATTCCCATATGGAACTTCGAGTTGATCAGCATCTTTCGCGGTGTTCTCGAGTAACCACGTTTTACGAGCATCAGCCTTTTTCTTGTCAAATGCGAGTATGATCGAGTCATCGGTCATCGTATCCACGTCAAACTTCACGGTAAGGTCCTGAATTTTCTTAAAGTATTCTCTCGCCTCCGCAGATGTGGATGTACCGAGACCCTTGTAATATTTAATTTTCCAACCAGTCTTACCTGAACCATACCAGGTTCTAAACGCGGAGTCTGTATAGAACGACTTAGACTCCGAACCCTTACTTGCTTTAATTATCGGCGTTACCATACTCACCACAAAACCCAACTTGAGGAGGCTTGGCCAGAAATAGTGGATCATGTTTAGAATGAGACCTTTGATATGACTTCCATCATTATCCGCGTCGGTCATGATCATGAGACGTCCATATCGTAACTCCGAAACGTTTGTGTATTCCTTATCTTGTTGAAGCCCAATAATCTTCTTGAGATCGTTAAACTCTTGGTTAGATGTGAGTTGGGACACTGAGACATCTCTCACATTCTTACACTTACCACGAAGTGGAAATACACCATAATGGTCTCGGCCAACTACAGAAAGACCTGCTACTGCGAGTGTTTTCGCAGAGTCACCCTCTGTAACGATGAGGGTACACTTCCCAGACTGCACCGTCCCGGCTTTATTCGCATCGTCCAGTTTAGGAATACCGGTAATCTTCGATTTGCGAGCACCGTCGGTTTTCTTGAGTTCTTTCATCTCCTTAAACTTTGAAAGCGCTAAGAGTTCGTCACCGATACCCGTCTTGATAACGCTTTTGATAAAGTTTTTAGGTGGGTCAAACTTACTCCCGAAATCGACAGCCTTTGAAGTACACTCAGACTTGACCTGACTCGAAAAGGTTGGGTTCTCGAGTGTCGCCCGTACGAAAATCGTAAACGCGTTCTTCACCTGTTGCGGCTTTAATTTAATTTTTTTCGCCATATCATCGATGATACCATTTGCGATCTGGTTCGCCACGTGATCGACGTGCGCGCCACCTTTCGTAGTACAAATACCATTGACAAAGGATACCTGTTCCATGCCATTTTCAGATGGGCCGATGCACACCGACCAGCGGTCTCCGGATACACATGAAATCTGATCGACACCTTCGTGCATTTTGGCGTACGTCTCGAAGTTTTGTTTTGGGAGCACCTCGCCATTAAACTTCACCTTACAATTTTGGGTGGTGCAGATGTTCGAATCCCATACACGTTTTTGAAAGATGTTGTAAATGGTATCGTTCATCTTGGACATCCCGAAACGTTTCCACTCAGGAGTGAAAGTGATGGCGACAGATGACGTAGTAGCTGAATATTTTTTTATTTTTGGGGGGTTACAGACAGTCATATTCTTAGACCACGATTGGGTATAGGTTTGCTTCGTCTCGTGGTCCTTGATGACCACGGAAAAGTCGGTGGAGTATATATTCGTCAATTTAGCACCGTAGCCATTGCGACCACCGACGATCCGCTTTTGTGTGTCGTCATAGTTAGTACTCGTGAGAAGATGTCCGAATACGAGTTCGGGGTTCCAGAGTCCCTCCTTCTCATGCATTTTTACAGAAATACCACCGAGAGGGCCGTTGTTCTCGATTGTGACAGCTCCAGACTCCTTATCGATGGCGACTGCTATCAAGTTGACATACTTGGGGTGGATGGAGTTACGGTCTATGGCATTGACGAGGATTTCGTCAAATATTTTCAAGAGCGCCGGGGAATATTTGAGGTTTTTCTTCGCAAACTTTTCACCGTCGAGAACCCAATATGGTTCAACGTTCACGTCGACTGGACCTACATATGAGTCGGGTCTTTTGAGGATATGTTCGATATGGGTGAGTTTTTGGACACTTTCCATCTTTCCTTAACTTTATTAAAACTCAAAGCTCTAACTTAGGCATTCTATCACTTTTTGGCAATCCTCTCTAAACTTTTTACCGCGACAAACTTCGTCGTACTCGCGGAGAATGTGAAACTTGGGTGAGTGAGGTAAGAGGTAACCACATACCCGCGTCTTTTGCCAGAATTCTGTGTTAAAATGGTCTTTCATGAGAGCATATAACTTGTGGTCTCTTTGGTCGACCCATTCCTTCGTGGCCCATGGTTTCTTGGGCATTCGTCTATAGGCATATCGGTTTCTCGGGGTGTCACCCTCTATAATGATGTTTCCTCCTCGGGAATACCAGTCGTCTAGACATCGATTCATATCCTCTTTGTCGAATGAACCCATGTATGCGGATGCTGCTTCAAACATATGTGAGATTCACTTAGGCTTTTGTTTATACCGCATCAATCCATTGAACCAGTGACAAATTTCATATACCGTTTTTGATTTACTTCTCACATACGCGCGCTTACCCAATTCACGTTCCCTTAAGGATTGGTGTACATTTTTAGACTTGTTCCGAAAACACCAATAACACACTCTCACTATTTTTGTACCGATGAATGAGTATCGTATATGATTATTTATCAGAAACAATGGGCGTATCCGTTTGTAATGAGATATTATACTACGCTCGTGGCGGGTAGTCTTACATATTGTGGGGTGTAGTGGTGCTTTACATTTATAACATTCACATACCCATTTCAACTTCATAAAATAAAAATGTTTGAATACTTTAAATGAATATGCGCGTACCAGCAATTGGATTCGTAGTTTTCGTGCTCTTCATATCCCTAATGGTTATGATATTCAGGAAACGTAAGACTAAGACAGTCGTTGCTCAGAAGGCTGCTACACCCGAGGCACCTTCGAGTGGTGGTGGTGACGGAATATTTGGTATGTCATTCACCCGAGGTGAAAATGAAGTACTCGACTTTCTCGATAACGTCGAAAATAGGTCGAGTGATACACTGAGGTCGGTATTATGTACCATAGTGAGTGATGAACGATTATCCAAACTCGTCGTTGGTAAGAACCAGAAGATGGCGTGCAAAGACATTACGACCCGTCTCGATAAAATTACCAAAATGATAAAAACCAGGGTTCAAAACGCGTCTTTCAAATCCGAAGCGGTTAGAGGTCTCGCAATCATCTTCTCTGAAGAGATGGTGAGCGTGTATCAGAAGATTAAGGCGCGACTGTGTACGAGTGGTGACACCATTATTGACAGTGCGACGATCATGGCTATGATCAAAGACGCCCGTGAGAAATTCTGTAAAAATACGAAAACGGTAGAACTCAAACCAATTTTCGAAGATGTTACCCGTATACGAGGTGGAAAGTTTGCCTAAGTTAATCTTAAATAGTTGAATTTTCAAACTGAAAAGATGAACATTCAAGACGAACATTTATTACGTAGTGTTGAGAAGATGCGCCTCTCGTACAAGGCGCACGAGGATAAAAAACACTCGCGCACGATTGTTTTTCTCAATGACGTCCCAGAAAGGGTCATTGCGAAAAGGAATTCCGGTGGGATTTGTCAAGCTTTGACAATGAAAGGAAAAAAATGTTCATTCAGGGCGGTGAATGGGTGTTTCTGTAAAAAACACACACTCAAGGATTCGGAAAAGGTGTTGGGTGCTAAGCGTATTATTTTGTGAGTGTACTATAAATGTTTGATCAAGATACGTTAAAACCAGTGATCATTTCGATGATCGTTTATTTAGCTATAGCTAAGATCATGCCCGATATACTCAAAAAACCTACCGGTATTGGGTTTATCGATGATCTCAATATGTTTCTCATTTCTCAGAAGGGTGCCCTAGGCTCTGGCGCTATTCTCACCGGTCTCGTCGTTTTCATTACCAATTATATTGTTGACGAATTCGCGTAATACATACTCCTTACTTACAAGCTGTCTCGTATGTTCGTGATTCATTCTACGGACATTATTAGAATATGCATGTGTCATGAACTCCAAGAGTTGGTCGAAGTTTGGCTTTCCCCAGGTCATTCCTTTTTTGAATAAGAAATCGTCTTGTTCCAACTCTTGAAGTTCACAATCAATCGTATACGGTGTTTTAATATATTCTGGCGCACCCCCATAGTTTGTTATTATAACGGGTTTGTCACGCATAGCGGCTTCTACTGCACCCATACCAACACCTTCGGAATTGGAAAAGCTTACATAACAATCGCTCATATCGTGTATCTCATTCATACGTTCTTCTGAAACGAGACCATTTATAACCTCAACACGTGGAAGTTGAATTTCTACGTCCGTATTACACGTAGCTTTTACTACGAGGCGTGTATCATGTTTATTCAAACGAATGAAAGCCTGTAAAACATCCCTGAAATTTTTACGCTGGTCGCCAATGTTTCCTATATGATAAAATACGTATGGTTTTTTAGGTACAGACGGAATGTGTGCATGAATAACTTCAAACGTCGTATTTGGAAATTGTCGAGATAGAACACGCTTACAGTATGCACTAGGCACGAATATTTTACTGAAATGTTCAGTGAGTAATCCATAATCTTCGTGTACAGTCTCGGTTTCACATACGGTCATACACGCCAGGTTCTTTACGCGAGTTTTTGCGTACTTGATATACTCGATCTGATTCCTTACCGGGATCATAAATATCAGGCCATGTTCTGACTCTGGAAGCTCACTGCCAATCAGATGATACGCTTGTTCGGGGAATAGTCGTGTATATTTATTTGCATGTTGACCAATCCCAGATTTGAGGGTGGGACCGATAATGATCATATGTATTAAAGATAATCTTTCTTTTATATATATACAATGGACTCTCTGCGCAAAGAAATTGAAGAAGAACTGAAACGTACACGTATCGATAAGTCGCGTATTTACTACGCCATCACAAAGTTGATCGATCAGGTCGAACTGGGAGGTTCTGGTTCGGGGTCAGAAGGCCCCGCTGGCCCCCCTGGCCCCGTTGGCCCCGCTGGCCCCGCTGGCCCCGCTGGCTCCGTTGGCCCCGTCGGCCCCGTTGGCCCCGCTGGCTCCACCGCCGCTAGTCCCACTGAACCCGCCGCTGAGAAGACCGCTGCACCTAAAAAGACCGCTGCACCTAAGAAGAAGACTCTCCCGGGCGTATAAGAAATCTATGTACATCTAAAATAAGTACAACCCTGGTTCCATCACTTGGTTTTTTAACTTCGTGGTATCTAGAGTGATCAAATAAAAATTTAGAACCTTCATCGTGTGAATGGTTCCCAGTGTCAGTATAAAGTGTGCATTCACCGCCACCCTTTATAGTGAGATGGTACCTCAGATATAAATTAGATTCTGCACGGTGCGCTGGTATATGATGTGTACCTTCCATTACAGCTATCACAGCGGTATCTTTTCGTATACATGGTATCTGACGCAATAAAGTATATAGTTTTGGGAAATAACACGCTTTGTAATAATAATACTTTTTGTTTGGAGAAAACCACGGATCTTCGTCGTGAAAGTAGCGTTTTTTTATTTTTTTTGAAATTTTATCATATTCTTTACGTATATCTTCATATTTTAGGTGTAGTACACCCAACCCCTTAAAATTTTGTATATCATATACCGATTTATACATGAAAATATCGATTAAAGTGTTTCGTATTCCGTATAATGGACGCATTGGTGAGTTGAAATATAATCGATCAATTGGATTCTTCAAATAGTCAAATGCTACCAGTATCAGGAGAATTGAAAAATATTTCATCTGTATATAATAAATGCCCGGATATAAAACACAATCCATGTACGCGACACCCGAACCAACTGAAAAGGTTGATACCCTCGACAAACGCTTCATCAATAAACTACCTAAACTCAGCATCGTTCAACTCGTATTGATTGGTCTGATTATCGCGCATGTATGGCTCGCGCGAAAAGCGAACACCGTTGTAATTTCTACATTCGCGTTGACTATCGCATTACTGCACATGTACGACCATATCTATCTCATTCAACGAGGTCCCGAGCGTCGATTCGGGTAATATCTTTCTAATATATAATTAACATTCTGTAGTTCTTTAAAAATTTTTTCTATATTTTTTTCAAGTATTAACAATTGATTAAATGTGATATCAGGTCGTGAAAGTTTAGGTGGAAGATAAATAAGTTTTTTTATACTATCCAATTGTTCAAAAATTGTTTTACGTAACATATTTATATATATCATTTAAAGTTTAAAAGACTAATTTATATATGCGATATCTTGGGAACAAAAACGTTCTCGCGACAAATATCATCGGTGAGATATGTAAAAGAGTTCCCGTAGAATCAAAAGTTTTAGATTGTTTCGGTGGAACGGGGTGTATAGCACGCGAATTGTGTAACCATTTCGAAGATGTGAGTTCTTGTGACATAAATCATTACGCATACGTACTCTGTTATTGTCGTACGAGGGTACCAAAAGATACGAATATAGACGACTATATCTCACAATTGAATATTATACAACCTGTTCACGGTCTGATCACGAAACTTTACTCACCCGAGGGTGGGCGCAAGTATTTCACGACCGAAAATGCTGCAAAGATCGACGCCATGCGCAAGCAAATACATACATGGGAACATGACGGTACGATAAACTATGCCACGTATATGCTACTTCTCGGAAATATCATAGAATCAGTGTCGAAATTTTCGAATATACCGGGTACGTACGGTGCATACAATGAAATCTGGGATTCACGTGCACTTAAACCGTTCATTCTCGAGAAGTTAATCGACAATACGTGTGCACCTAGGGGTGAAACACATAGGTGTGACGCTAAACGTATCATCGATAGAGACTATGACGTCATATATATGGATCCACCGTATAATCAACGAAACTATGCGACGTATTACCATGTACTTGAGACCCTGTCCAGATACGAAGAAGATATACAAATTAAAGATAACAAGACCGGTACACCGTTGTGTGTACAACAGTCCGCGTGGTGCTCTAAACCCAAATGCGTAGATGAACTAAAAGAGTTTATGGGGAAAACTAAAGCAAAGCTCATAATCATGAGTTATAATAATGAGGGTATCATTCCCAGCGCTGATATTGTAGATATTTTTAAGAGTTACGGCGACTACGAATGCCTTGAATTTGATCACAAGAGGTTTACATGTAACGGTAAAGGGGCTTCGAACGTTATAGAAAGACTTCATATATGTACGCGACGTGAACGACTGGGCTGGAAAAATCAGATTTTCAACGAGTGTTGTATAAGTGGTATGAAAACACGCATTCCAAATGCGAGTGTGGATCTCGTATGCACTGACCTACCGTATGGTGTCACGGAGTGTAAGTGGGACACAGTCGTTGACTTGGACGCGATGTGGGGAGAGTATAAACGTATACTTAAACCTTACGGAACTATAATCCTATTCGGACAGCAGCCATTTACGAGTCGTCTAGTGTCGTCGAATTTTGAAATGTTTAAATATTCACTCGTATGGAAGAAATCCAAACCAGGTGGGTTTGCACAAGCACCCTATAAGGTCTTATGCGAACACGAAGATATACTCGTATTTTCGAATGGTAAGACGTCTAAAAATGCGAAAAACAAAATGACGTATAATCCGCAGGGTACTGTAGAGTGTAACAAGGTTATGAAAGGTAAGAACGGTGAGACGGAACACCGGAAGGGACGTAAAGTACAAAACGACTATGTTCAAACAGTCACTAATTATCCTAGGAGTGTACTCGAGTTTAAAAATGAAGGTAAATGTATACACCCGACACAAAAACCGTTACCCCTGATAGAGTACCTGGTCAGAACATTCAGTAATGAAGGTGAAGTCGTTCTTGATTCGTGTATGGGGTCAGCTACCCTGGCGGTCGCGTGTATGAATACCAAGCGTGCGTACACTGGGTTTGAGAAAGATGCCGTAATTTTCGACAATTCCATTAAAAGATTAGACCTAAGTGAAACAAAAAGTTCATAAAAAATCAATTATGATTACGATATTAACAGAAGAATACCCACAAGAAGAAGATGTCGCGTGCATTCTTTCATATATATTCAAAAAACGCGTACATAAAGTAGTTTACGATGTACCATTCGACGACGATGGTATGTGGACATGGGTACTAAATATTCGCGGTTTTGAAAATGTATCAATAGAGTTCATCAAACCTGGGGGGTCTATGTGCGACTATATAATCCTGGAAAACGACACACCAATTTTACTCGTAGAAGCTACACAAACGACGGAATCTGAATCACGAAATACGTGTTTTGGGCAACGTGCGACAAAATTGGTGGTTGGTCGTCAGTATTATCCAGGTATCCCTTTTATGTTCATGTATTCTCAACGCCCAACCTTTAGAACGGATACGGCAAAACTGCATTCGAGATTATACAAAACGCACGATGCGATATTAAGGTTCCGAGACGAACCATTTACGGACATGTTGGAAGATATTGAACCTTTTAAGAATGTCCACGAGTTACTATTTCAGGTAAACACAATAAAAAAGAAACCGGGAAACACACATCTACTCATCTATCAGAAGAGTTTTGACGAATTCGACATCAATGCTCGCCTCTCGAAGGGTGACAATTGTCAGATTTCCAGTGATCCGAACATCGGCATCGTTTCACTCTTAGCGTATACGATCCATCACATTATTCCTGCATGTAAAATAATTGTTACGTCCCACGGTGTCACTAAATTATGTGGTTCGAGTCATAAATTCATGATGGCTAACCGCCAGGTAGACCTTCGTCTTTCTGGTCATGAGCACGTGACAACTCTTGGGACACATTTGAGTGGTTCGTATTATAAAAAACTATCTGGATCTGTATCCGAGAAGGTGTCGACAATACTTTTTCACGTACTCGCATCGACAAGTGGGTTTGATGTACTATTTCATAACCACGCAGGGGGTGCAAGGAGTAAGTTTTCGACGCGGGAAGGTGACGTTTCTATACCAAAGGAGATGAACATTCCCGATCTGGTACTGAAAATGGACGATGAAATTTACATTATTGAGGGTAAAAGTGGTGATCAGGGGTACAAAAAGGCTGAAGAGCAGCTCAAGGGTCTTGACGAATTTGAAAAGGTCATGCAAAATGCATACCCGAACGCTATTATAGAAAGATGTATATGTTTATCGGTGAAAAATTTAGAAACGGTTGAGCGAACGCCATATTTAGTATTTGCATTAGATGCAAAAGGTCGTGTTATGTAGATTGGTCGATCAAAAGACGTGCACTCGGATCCGTGATGCACGTCCACTTCGGTCGCCAAATTTCACTTATCAGATGATCATTGTCACGACCGTATAGATCCCAGAATATTTCTCGATACAAGGCTTCTTCCTTACTCAATGGTACATTATACCCCTTCGCTTGCTCTCTAATCTTATAATAGGTTCGATCACTTATCTGCGACTCTGCATATTGTTTGATCGCTTGCACCCATTCCGTACCGACGGCGTCACTCATACCGTCCTTACGTCGCCATAAAATCTCCTCCGGTAAATACCCCTCGAACGCTCTACGTAGTATAGCCTTTTCAACTTTTCCAACCTTTTCATTCTGGTTAATATTCATACATGTATCTACAAAATCCGTATCGAGGAACGGCACAATGAGATCAAGACCGTGGGCACCCGCACATCTATCCGCCCGTAAACCGTCAAATTGATGAATCAAACGTAGACGTCGCATATTTTCTAGAGCAAACTCTTCGACCCCGGGTGCATTATGAAAATAGAGATACCCCCCCAAAATTTCGTCGGCACCTTCACCCGAAAATATATACCTACAATCCGTATGTTCTTTGATGTATTTACACATAATCCACATTGGAATACTCGCCCTCACGGTTGTGGTATCATAAGACTCTAATGACCAGATAACATCGCGCATCAGTTTGAGACCTTGTTCTATAGAGAAATACAATTCCGAGTGGTCACTCCCTATGTAATCAGATACGATACGCGCCGCTTCGTGGTCCGGGCTTCCTTCGAGACCGACCGAGAATGTCCTAATTTTGCCAAGTTTCTTTGCGGCTATAGAAGCGATGAGACTACTGTCGAGACCACCCGATAACAAAAACCCGATTTCGCGGTCAGTGTTTCCGAGTCGTTTCAATATCGACGATTCGAGACGGGTTTTCAATGCACCACTACCAACGTTTGATACGTGCTTATATATATTCCAGTATGAATTGTGGTAGCACACGAAATCGTCTAAAGCTGAATCGTAAATATGACCAGGTGGGAAAACGTGTATTTCAGATTTCAGAAACGTGAGCGCCTTAACTTCACTTGCAAATGCGATAGAACCATTCTCATACCGTGCGAAGAACATTGGTCGGACCCCGTATGGATCACGAGCCGCCAAGACCCTCTTTCCGTCGGTATACGTAAATGCGAAGTCTCCGCGGATAAGTTCGACGGTTTTCATGATTCCATAGTCCTGTATGAGAGGTATGAGAACTTCACAATCACTCGTACTCCTTTCGACGCCGGTACGAAATTCTTCGTGATTATAAATTTCACCGTTGCATGTTAACATGTGGCCTCGGTGTAGAAAGGGTTGCATACCAGCGTCGGTGAGATCGTTGATCTTGAGGCGATAGAAATCCATGCGACATTTACCAAGTGTCGTAGACTTATATGCATCTGGTCCCCTGTGAGAGAGTAAGTATTCAGGCGCTTCCACAACCTCACCAAATAATGTAAGTATACCGCACATGTATATATATATAAAGGGTTTATCCTTAAGTATTTTAATATACCATGAAATTGGACGCGTACGAAGACCTCGTGTTTTCACGCACTAAGGAACCACCGAAGGAAAAAACGAAATGGGCAGTTACATCTAAATTATGTATGATGTTCGTCGAGTTTAGATATATGGATATTTTGAAATATAATTTATGGAATATCGCTAATGTTTACGGTGGTGGTGATACTACATTAGTGATAGTCCATAGCGGTGATAACAAGGAAATAATCATGGAGACGACTAAGGAATGGGAAAATGTAAGGTACATTCAAGCAATGGAAAAAAATCAGACTGTCAGGGAATATGACACTCTGATTACAAGTTACGAGTTTTGGGATAAATTCTCTGAATTTGAACACGTACTCACAAATACATGGGACTCGTATATTTTTAAAAAGATTCCAGACAAGTTTTTCAACTATGATATCGTGGGTGGGGCGTGTGGTCATTACTATGTACCATATGGGAATCGCCTTATGAACATATGTAGAATGGATTGTCCATGTCCGAGATGTAAAGAATCCGATCACCAATTTAAGGAAAATAATTTCAATGATCATCCCAATATATTTTATCTTTTCAATGGTGGGTTCTATCTCAGAAATGTTGAAAGTACGAAAAAATTATGTAAAAGTAAACCACATATAGGTGAACCCGACGATGTTTATTTTGCAATTTCCAAACTTACGCGACCTACGAGAGAAGAATCGTTGGAGTTCGGTGTGCAGGATTATGTTTCTGAAAACCCTGCAGGTTGTCACCAGATTTGGGTTGGTCACACGGACGAGTACATTTTGAAATTATTCGATCAAGTTGAATAGATATCCCAATTTCTCCACATTTCACCATAATCATTTCCACCAGTTATATCATTGTTATCAGCGCCTTTAGCGTTATTATATTTTACTTTGGCAATTCGACCACATACAAAATCTATAAATTGTTCCCCATTTTCTATCACATGCTTTCCTATTAGACACCTTTCTGGAAACTTTCTAATGTGATCGATACATGCATTTATATACGCACCTGGTCCGGTCGGTGCGAGACAGTCCATACCATAATGTCCATGGTTCACATTCCATAAAACAATATCTATCATCTTCTTAGAAATTTGGTGTTTTGGAATTGACCCTATGAAACCGGTTGTCATACACAACTGCTGTTGAGGGGTATCAACGCATACATAAAATTCCTTGTTCATAGACGTTAATGTATCTAGAGGTTCATAGCATATCATTCTAGCATCCGTGTACCACCCCCCTTCATTATATAGTATCAAGTGGCGCATTAAGTCACATTTATATGAATATGGTTTTAATGCATTATACACATTTAAAACATCTTTATCGAAATGTTTCTTTATATATTCAACACAATCATTACCCGAATAAAATTTCATTTTGTATCCCGGGTTTAATCTGATCCACGTTTCGATTGCACTTCTCATTCCTTCCGGAAGTTTGGGAAGTTCCCCCCCATCTACGATTATCACTTTATGAATGAGTTCGGGAATCATACACATTTAAAGATATTTATCTTTAATTATTCAAATGAAACTATCTTATTCTATTATGGTGTGTAACGAGTCTAGGGATTTATATTCACTCATTTCATTTATAAAAAAAGTGAAGGATCCCGAAGATGAAATTAACATTTTAGTAGATACGAAGCATGTCACTCCCAAAGTTATAAGTGTTATCGACCATTTCAAAGATGATATCGTTACATGTGAGAGAGATTTTGATGGTGATTTTAGTGCACATAGAAACTTCCACATCGAAAACTGCTCCGGTGACTATATTTTTATGTTAGACCCAGATGAAATGCCGAAGGAAGTGCTTATAAAAAACATTAAACAAATTATCAATGATTCTGGTGCAGATTTATTGATGGTCCCCCGGCTTAATATTTGTTTAGGTGCGACCGATGAGTGGTATAAGGCACACGATTTCACCGTAAACGATATGGGTTGGGTTAATTGGCCAGATTATCAAGGGCGTGTATACAAAAACAATGGTACCGCGAAATGGAATAATGGTTTACATGAGGTGATAACGGGATGTGAAAAGAAGGTTGCGCTAGAGGCTCTTCCACAATTAGCTATACTTCATGTAAAGGCGGTTGAAAAGGATAATAATAGATGGACAGATGGGAAGTATCAGAGCCCGGGTGACGATAATCTATATGATACGTTAATTTAACGTGGAAGTATCATTTGTGGTTGAGGTATTGAGGCACCCCCACCTCTATTTTTATAAAATATATATCCACCCGTGAGTATAGTGAGGGTTAATAAAATATAATTAAATGAAATCTTTTTACGTTTAGGTTTTTCTTCTTCTTTCTCCGGAAGTTTTTTGATGTTTAAATTTAATGTATCAATCTTCCCGATGAGAGCGTGTAAAGCTTCTAAAATTTGAACTTCTTTGTTTATCGGTGTCTCTTTCATATCAACGGTAGTGACTTCCAAAATCATAAACCATTTGGAATCGGGTTGAAGTGTTATATAGTCTCCGTCATCTTGTTGTTCGTATATACTGAAGTTCAATTTCCTGATAGATATAGGATTGAAGTAGTTTGTTTTTCGATTAAAACTTTTCCATTGTTTGTCTCGTAGAACTGTATGAGATGCATGGTTGTAGTGTCGTTCTAATGGAACTCTTGCCAAAATTTGCCCGTGTCTTTCATCTAACATCTGCGCAGCTTTAGGGATATCGGGGCATATAACATCAACAAACTTTGCTATATTGCTCGGTTGGGCGTCACTGGTGGGATTTTCTCCACCGACCTGTGTAATGTAAAAATCAACCATCTTTACACCCAGTACACGTCCAAAGTCTTCAACGTGTGTATTTGATTTCAGTGTAAGATCCAACGAGAATGTGTTATTTGAACCATTTACAAAATTGGAATCTATTACAATATACTGAACCTTTTTAGGAATGTCGTGAATCGAAGTTCCCATCTTGTTTTATATAGACAAAAAAAATAACCTAAGTAACGTTCAATTGTTCGTAAATGTAAGTCCTAAAAATGTCGTGTGAATTATCAAAAAAAATCGAAGCGCTCGAGAAAGAGAATGAATCGTTACGTCGGGAAAATGCAGAACTCAGAAGTAACAAACGCGTACCCAAACCAAAGGTGGTAAAGATTCGGTGTCCCTTTGTGACAGCGAAGGGTACTCAGTGTATGAAATTTTGTATGGAAGGTTGTGCTACGTGTAAAGTTCATTCGAGACCCATAAAGGAACCGAAAAAGCCGAAACCGCCGAGAGCGAAGAAGGTGTGTTGTACAGGAATTAACATTCGGGGTAACCCGTGTAAACGTACGTGTATATTGGGACAAACATACTGTGAACGGCATGATCCCGATGCACCAAAACCCATCAGTAAGGTCAAACGTAATAAAAAGCGACCTATCCCAAAGCATAACCACGGTCCATCTGAAATTCCGTCAGTGCCGTGCCCACTTTGTGACACACATGGTAATATTTTCAACGAAAATCAATGTATGCAGATTGCTGAAAGACCTGGAAGTGATGGTATGACACTTCGTGAGCGGATTAAAAATATTTAATAATTATAAATGCCTTACGCGCTTCTCGGATTTGTAGCATTTCTACTTGCGGGAGTTACTTTACTGGATAAAAATGGTACAGTGGAACCACGGAACGATAAATTTATTGAAACACCCAGGGGGTTCCTGTATTCGAACCAATTTTCTCCCAAATTTAACCTTAAATAATTTGTTATTGTATAATAACTATGAGTGTTGCTGATATAAGTGCGCGTGTTAATGCTAAACTCGTCGAAGGGCGCGAAGGTTTGAAAAAGGCTGCAGACCTTAAGATGAAAATTACCAAATTACAGAAAGATTCCAATGATGAACAACAGAAGTTGCAAGCTGTTCACGATGGAAAGAAGAAACTACTCATTACCAAAATTACCCCCTTGGGGAAGGCCGCCGATGCGGGGGATAAGGCCGCTCTTGCAAAGAGTGAGGCTATTATGGCACAGCTTGCAAAGCTAAAGAGTGATTTAGTTGACGTTACCGATAAGATGGAACGCGAAACTAAGATACAAGTTGATACACTCACGATGGAAATGCAGTTGATACGTGATAAAGCGATGAGTGCTCTGAAACTCAAATCGGGTGTGGACATTGTAAAAGCGGAGAAGAAACGTAAGGAAGTTACTGAAAAGGTAAATAAACTCACTTCGATGAAAAATGCTAAACTTCTCGGTAAAGAACTCGATGTTTTGAAGACTCAAACTAAACTGGTCACTAAAAAAATGTAATGGTATATAAATGAAGAATGTCGATATAAGATTGAAGTACGTATTCGTAATATGGCTGGTTGTACTATCCATTTACTGGTACGTTCGGTCGAAACGTGAAAATTTTCTGACACTAGCACCGGGTACGGAGACTATAATGGTTGACGGTAGGGAAGTTGTCAAGACTAAATTGACCCCAGCTGATGAGGCGCAGCGTCTAAAACTACAGGCTGCATATCAGAAGGTAAAAATGGCAAATGCAGACGCGGTAATGAAAATGTCCGCTGCGGAAGCGAACGCCGATATGGTTGATAAACAAACCGTAATGGATATCGCCGATGATAAGAAGAAATTGGGTAAGATGAAACTGAAGGCTAAGGCTGACATGGTCCAGTTTAAAAAAGAAATGGCAGCAAAGCAGGAAAGCTCCAACGAAAAGGGTAAAAAGTCTCCCCCCAGGGCAACAAAAAAGTATTCAGATAAACGATTAAAAGATAATTTAAAGAAAATCGGTGACATTCGGGGGGTTACAGTGTATTCGTGGACGTGGAATGATATCGCTATGTCGACATATGGTAATCGGGGTAAGGAGGTTGGTGTATTGGCGCAGGACCTCCCACCAGACCTTGTGACTATTGATACATATGGGTACATGCAGGTTAAACCGGGTACGTGGGCGGCAAATATGATTGACAATATAAAGGCTCGGTACTTTGTAAAGTAAAAATGGGTGTGACGACAAAGAAGTAACCACGGGTTTGGCGAACGTGCTTCGAATTACAAGGGCTATTTGGATTCTACCAACTCGACCGGGTTGTTAAAATTTAAGAATTTTTCGAA